GCCCGGTTCAACCACTTTGGCCACAGTAGGCCAAGTCATCGCCACCCTCGCCATCACTACTAGTGAAGATACCTACACCTTCAACTTCGGCGCAGGAGCCAAAGGCGCTCGTGCCGCAGTTCAATTGGTCGCTGACCAGAACTGGCTCTACAGTCATAAGACGGCTGGCCCCTTCTTCCCCGTAGGTGCTAATGTCCCCTTTGACCTCTCTGCCCTCTCGGTGGCCAAGGTCATCTATGTCAAAGCCGCAACCACCTCGGGCACCCTCTACGGTGTCGTGAAGGACGTTCCGGTCGCTTCAATCGCCACTAACAGCTAAGAAATCCAATGGCACTCAAAACTCCCCAAACGGAGCTAGAAGCCGTCAATATTATCCTCTCCTCTGTGGGGGAAGACCCTGTTGATACGCTTGGCTCTGATCTCTCAGGTCGTGCAGAAGCTGTTCTCGACGAGGTCTCTCGCGAGATCCAAGAGAAGGGCTGGCACTTCAACACTGAAGACGACTACCCCTTCTCAATCGATGCCTCTGGCTTCGTCACCCTTCCCAACAACGTCGCTCAATTCGACCTCGCAGGCTCCTACACCTATGACGTAGTGATGCGAGGGAGTCGTCTCTATGACCGCTCCAGTCGCTCCTATGTCTTCACCGGCACCTCGCTCTCTGGTACGGTAATCTGGTTGCTCAACTGGGATGAACTCCCACCGACTGCCAAGCGTTACTTCACCATGATGGCTGCTCACCGGTACCAGAAACGCTGGTTCGGATCAGACACCCTCACGGCCTTCACGGCTGAGGACCTGCGAGATGCCCGGAAGATCTTCATCTCTGCTGAGTCCATGCAAGCGGACTACACCATCTTCGACAACTACAGCGTCTTCCGTACACTAGATCGGAAGTCAGGGAGTGAGTTCATCTAATGGCACTCATCTCCAAGACCATTGCAAACCTCATCAATGGGGTCTCGCAACAGCCTCCGTCTATCCGCAATCCCACACAGTGTGAGGTCCAGGAGAACTATCTCTCAGACACCACACACGGGAACTGCCACAGGCCTCACTCAGAGTTCGTGAAGAAGTTCATGTCCCTTGGGGCGGCTGCGGCTGTGCCTTTCTTCCACACCATCAATCGGGGTGTGGGTTCCCAGTATAAGGTGATGATCACCAATGGGGACCTGAAGGTCTTTGATCTCCTTACGGGGGATGAGAAGACGGTATCGTTCCCAGACGGGAAGACGTACCTTGTAGCCTCAGATCCCAAGGCTGCCTTCCAGTGTCTGACGGTAGGGACGGAGACCTATGTTCTGAACCGGACTAAAGTTGTTGCTGAAGCGTACCTCGCCTCTCTCTATGACTATGACTATAAGGACGACTTCCTGGTCTTTGTGAAACAGGGGGACTACTCCACTGACTATACGGTGACTGTTAGCCTCACAAACATCCCCACGGAGATTGTCACAGGACCAACGGCTGTCACCAAGACAACCAGTCCGACCGTCGCTAATGACATCAAGACAACCCAGATTGCCACAGACCTGAAGACAGGCTTGGATTCGGCCTTCACAGCCAAACTTGTAACTACACGAGTGAACTCCACTCTGTGGTGCAGTGGTATCGTCGCGATGCCTGTTTCAAACTTTGCTATCACCGGTGTGGCCTTAGAAGACTCTAAGGGCAACAACAACACCCGGTTGATCCGCACACAGATGCAGAAGTTCGCGGACCTCCCAACTGTGGCTCCAGCCTACTGGTCAGTCCAAATCGTGGGGGACAAGGCGAGTGGTTACGATGACTACCATGTGAGGTTCTTCCCTGATGACCCGAACTCCACCTTTGGTAATGGCTCTTGGCAAGAGACCTGGAAACACGGGACACACTTTCAACCCACTCCAGTCTCCATGCCCCTGGTCCTCGTTGATAACGGGGATGGAACCTTCACTTGCCAGGAGAGCACCTGGGAAGCTCGGGAAGCCGGTGACACCCTCACCAACCCTTCGCCCCCCTTCATCGGCAAGAAGCTCCAGTCGATGTTCACCTTTGGCAATCGCCTAGGGTTCCTCTTCGACGGCGAAGTGGCCCTCAGTGAAGTTGGTGTCTTCACTAACTTCTATCTGACCACCGTCATCACCTTCCTGGACTCGGACCCCATCTTCATCAAGTCCCTCAGTGGCTTTGATAAGTGGCTCTACGCAGTCCCCTTGGCTGAGAAGATTGTGCTCTTCGCTGAGAAGGGCCAAGCCATCATCTCTGGTGATGGTCTCCTCACCCCCAAGACTGCATCCCTCAAAGGTGCCACCCAGTACCCCGTGGCCCCTTCATGTCCCCCAGTGCTCATTGGGGACAACATCTACTTCACGGCTGACAATGGTCCCTTCTCAAAGGTCTACGAGTACTACGTCCAAGGGGACGTTGAGTCCTTCAAGGCCGCTGACATCACCTCGCATGTCCCCAAGTACCTCCCAAGTGGACTCATCCGCCTCGTGGGTGATGATGCCTCTCGGATCGTAGTGGCCCTTGGGTCCTCTGCTGCCCTTACGGCTGTCAACTCGGACTGGTCCCACCTCTACATCTACAAGTACTTCTGGTACGGTGATCAGAAGGTTCAGTCCTCGTGGTCCCGCTGGTCCTTCCCAGACCTAGTCAATGTCGTCGATGCCTCCTTGCTGGATGGCGTCCTCTACCTGTGCTCAATCAAAGACAGCATCGGGGATGTGGTCTATCACAAGATCAACCTCGACGTGTCTCAGGTAGACACAGCCCCTTCAGTCACCAAGACTCATCTCGACTTCCGCATGGACAGTGCAAACCTCAGTCCCTCTGAAGCCTTCGGTGTCGTCACGGTCACTCTTCCCTTTATTGTGGATGCAGACTCCCAGAGTGCCTGGAGGGTCTACAAGAAGGAGCAGCAAGCTGCGACTCCTCGGGTCTCCTGGGGTGTCCAGGTGCCCATCATAGAGTGGCTCAGTACCACGCAGTTCACCTTCACTGGTACAGCAGCCACCCCCTATTGGGTTGGGACTACCTATACCTCCGTCTACACTCCCTCAGAGATTCATCTGAAGGAGGACCAGAACGGTCAGCAGGTCCCCACCTCTGGTGGCAAGCTCACGCTCAAGAAGTTCTCGTTCCTCTACAATGAGTCCTTCTACCTCAGGGTCGAAGTGACCCCAGATTCCTCAAGGGCCACCAAGGTCTACCCGGTCACCCCGTACACCCTTGGGGACCCTACCCCTGTAGGTACCGTCGGGGCTCGGACGGGTCAAAAGACCGTCCCAGTGAACGCTGAGAACACCAAGGTGTCCATCTCGGTTGTCAACGACTCTGTAGTCCCTCACCGGCTTCAGTCGGCTGAGTGGACAGGCCAGTACACGATCCACTCCAGACGGGTCTAGGACGGCAAATAAGCCACGATCTCCCTCAGTGGTCCCTACCCTACCCCTTGAAGACGATCGTCGATTCTAGCCGTACCTACACAGCACTACAACGCCCCTCCAAAGGACTTCCATGACCCACGCCCGTCCTACACAGCCTGAGGACATCTTAGACCTCGCTCCCCGCCTTCGGGCGGCTGACGTGGCTGAGGTGGGGGCTATGAACCAGACCCCCCTTCAGGCCCTCCAAGATGGCTTCAGTCTCTCTGATGAGTGCTGGACCATCTGGCATGACGGGGTGATCCTTGGGATGTTTGGGGTAGCCCCCTTGGAACCTGGAGTGGGGGCCGTGTGGCTCCTAGCCTCCGATGGCCTCCCGAAGGTCCGCTGGGAGTTCCTCAAGAAGACCCGCCCCTGGGTTGCTCACTTCCTCTCCAAGTACCCCACCCTGACCAACTTAGTTGACTCACGGAACACGTGCCACATCAAGTGGATCAAGTGGGCTGGCTTCACCATCACCAACGAAGTGAAAGACGTAGGACCTCATAAGGTCACGTTCCTTCAGTTCATCAAGAATCGAGATGCTTCATGTGCTATGCAGCCGCTATTCCCATCGTCACGCTGCTGATCTCAGCGGCTGCTACTGCCTACACGGTTGATCAATCGAACCAAGGTGTGAAGGCTGAGAACAAGTCCCGTGAGATTGCCTCTGAGAGTGCAGCCCAGTCGGGGCGTAACCAGTTCTCGGAGATCAACCAACGAGTCCAGCAAGAACAGGAAGCTGTTGTGCAGGCTAAGATGGAGAATGCCAAGCGGGCTGCTGAAGCTCGCTCCACTGCCCGGACCTCTTCAGGTCAGGCGGGGGTGGCAGGCCTCTCGGTAGATAGCCTTCTGGCTGACTTCTACCGTCAAGAAGCAGGCTACCGCGCAGTCACTGATGCCAACCTTGTGTACACCATCGACCAGTCCCAGCGTCAAGCTGAGGGTGTGCGGTCGGGTACTCAGTCTCGGATCAATGAGCTTCGCCCAGAACCCCTTCCGGGGTACCTGGGTGCAGGCATGCGGATCGCAGGCCAGAGCGTTCAAGCCTATGACCAGTATCAGACCTATACCAATCCTAAATGGAAGGGAGCGTAACTCGTGGCGAAAGATCGGGTTCAGGTCCCAGACCTCTACAAGGACCGTGGGTACCTCCCTTCCATCAGCCCCACTGCGTCCCCCGTGGATACCTTCATCCGCCCTTCGCAACCAAAGGGAGACCGTCGTCTCCTTGAGCTTGCTGGGGCTTGGGCAGAGGTGCAACCAGGGCTTACCCAGTTCGCCAATGAACGGGTAGCAGTCCACAACCAGGGACTCACTGAGGAAGGCCGTAAGGCTGCCCTCGCCAGTAAGAAGTCCTTCAAGGAAGCTATCGACGCTGGAGAGATCGCTGCTGTTGATAGCCCGTGGTACCAATTGGGCTATGATCGCCAACATGCGACTCGTAGTGCCCTAGAGTACGATCAAGCTCTCAAAGCAGCCTATGCCCAGAATGGGGACCTCGCTAGTAATAGAGACCCCAAGGCCCTCTCTTCCTTCACCTCGGACTTCACCGCCAAGTGGATGGAGGCCAACACAGTTGCCCAAAGCAACCCAGAGTTTGGTAGTATCTTCTCAGTGATGGGGGCGAAGTCTCAAGATGCTCTCCAAACCATTCATGCTGTTGAGCGCACCAAGAGAATTGAAGAAGGCCTCATCGACGACACGGGCTTCATGCTCCGTGCCACTCTTGACAATAGCGTTGACCTCCTCGGCAATCGGAATCCGACTCTTGGGGCGGAGCTTGCCCAACTGGTTGATGACCAAGTCGC